GTAGAAACTACAACGTACACACCATCAGTAGTAACTGAAGGAGTAGGTAAATTAGATCAAACAGCTAAACCAGCCGCAATTCCTGCGGAGGTAGTCGCCACCATTTTGCTTGTGCTTGCATTAAATGTTCCACCAAAGACCAGTGAGCCTTTCGTTAATGTGGTGATCGCTTGCCAAGCGTTGCCGTCCCAGATAAACGCATCTTCAGAAACAGTATCGAAGAGAATTTGACCATTAAACTGTGCTGTTGGATAGCCTTGCTGTGCAATTGATTGAAATACTGCTGTAGAAGCATTAGATAATTTTGTGCCGTCAATCGTGTCGGCTCCAATCCTTGCAGCATCTAAACTTCCACTTGTTATTTTACTAGCAGCAAGATCAGGAATATCACTAGCTACAAGTGTTGTTCCTGCTGTAGCAACACCTTTAGTGTTAACAGTTAACTTTGTAAAAGTACCAGCACTAATTCCACTTGTCGAAGTTATTAAATTACCAGAACCATCAACAGTTAAGCCTCCTCCAGATGTAATTTGAACTGCACCTTTAGCACTTGTAGTAGCAACAGGAAGATCACCAGCTACTAATGCTGTAGCAGCAGTAATCATTCCTTGAGCGTTATAAGTGATGCCACTTATTGTTGCTCCAGTAACACTATTAGTAAGTGATAATGCACCAGCTCCAGTAACACTTAAACCCGTACCAACAGAAACACCGCCAACAGCAGATGTAGTAGCAACAGGTAAATCTCCAGCAGCAAGAGCAACTGTTCCTGTAATTAATCCTTGTGCGTTATATGTAATCCCCGAACGAGTAGCAGCAGTAATTGTGTTGTTAATTCCAAGATTGCCACTAGCTACATTTAATGAACGATCAAGATTAGAAGTATTTAACTTTGCTGGTGTAATTGTTGCATCAGCAATCTTTGCATTAGTAACAGCACTAGAAGCTAGTTTTGCTTCTGTTACTGCTGTACTAGCGATTGCACCAGTATCAACAGCGTTATCAGCTAAAGCTGCTGCATCAACAGCGTTTGCTGCAAGCTTTGCACTTGTAACAGCACCATCAACTATTGCATCTGTATCTACAGCATCATCTGCTAGTTCTGACGCGCCAACAGCATTTGCTGCTATTTGAGTCGCAGTAATAACATTATCTGCAATCTGTGTTGCTGTAATTGTATTGTTAACAAGGTTAGAACCAGTAATTGTCGTAGCAGCTATTTTCCCTCCAGTAACTGCTAAATTAGCAATCGCATTTGTATCAACTGCATTGTCTGCTAATTCAGTAGCAGTAACGGAATTAGTAGCTAATTGACTAGAAGTAATTTCACCTGATGTAATTTTAGCTCCAGGTATATCTCCGTTATTTAAATTTAATTTTGCATAAGTTACATTTCCATCAAGAATTTTTACAGTCGTTACTGAATTACTAGCAAGCTTATCTGCTGTTACATTTAGATCAGTTATCTTTGCTGTTATAACTGCATCTGTTGCGATAGCAGCACTATCAACTGCGTTATCTGCTAACTCACTAGCACCTACAGCATTGGCAGCAATAGCATCAGCCGTTACTGAATCAGTCGCAAGTTTATCTGCATTAACAGCATCATTTTGAATCGTGGCGGTTGCAACCGTGTTAGCAGCAAACGGACCAGCAACTTTTGCAGCAGGTATATCAGCATCATCAATTAAGGCAACACCCGCAGCAACTAAATCTTTAACAGTTACTTTTTTTGTTTCTGAGAGAGAATCATCTACTATTGCTAATTCATCTGCACTTGCAACTGCCGCTTCTGCAAGCGCGTTCAGATTGCTAATTTCAAGATCTGGCATGACTCTTTATAAAACCAATGAACACATCTTAATCCTGTTCGAGCAATATAGGACTTCCACCTTCTTGAAGAATCTTATATTGATCTTCTTGTAGCAATGCTGAAGGTGCTGCTCCTGTCGCTAACGTGATTGCTCCATTAGTAATAAAGTCAATACGTGTATTGATTTCAGCGGAAGCTTCTACATTTATTGCAACATTAGTTACAACACAACTTGCTTCGTACCAAACAGTATTTGCACTAACATTTGGATCTTTATAAAGATAAAAACGTCCTGCAAAATCTGCTCCTTGCTCTAGACGAACAGCTAACTGTGCTAAATAAAAACAAAATTCTGGATCGGTTCTATTTGTTTTATCAGCCAAAGTAGTGGAATGTTCCCATAAGCAATCAAGTGATCCTTGACCACTTACCAATCCTGCTTCGTATTGCTGCTTAAACTGACTACCTAATGAAGTTAAATCTATTTGATCTCTACTAGTACTAATTTCAAAACTTTTAACTGTTGCTAAATGTCTAAACTTAGAGTTAGTTGTCTGAACTGTTATTGGCTTAGAAGCGCTTGGAGTAACTAATGCCTTAGCAGAAGCGACTTTACCAGTAATAGACGCTCCAAAAGTATCGTATAAACGTATCCCTCCCATCTGATCAACATAAGCATAAGCAGTTACATCTGGATGAGAATGACCACTAACAAGTTCTAAAGTACTTCCGTCAACTGTTGCTATTTCAATTCTGTCTCCTGTAATGATGGATCGTCTTGCACCATCAATTGAAAATCTTTTCTTCGATGTATTGACATCAGAAGGATCTAATCTCGATTGCAGAAGAGAGTTTAGGTTTCCTCTTTTAAGTTCAACATCACCATTTTGGCCGAAATAAATTGCCACAATTAACTAATTAAATAACCAGATCCACTAGTAGGAGCACCATCAGCTTCCCAAGAAAAATCAACAGAAGAAACTTCTCCAACAGAACTACTTAAACCAATAGAAGTAATCCATGCTTGAAATTCAATAATCCTGTCTTGACTACCATCATCAAAGATACATTGAAGATTAACTTTGGTTGACTCATCATTTTGACCATCACCAGGCTTATCAAGATCGAAAGCACTACCAATTTTTATTGCACTTGTTAATACCTCGCTTAGTCCAGATTTCGTACCATCTGTTGTTGTACCGCCTGTAGTATCGTTATAGTAAAAAGCTCTTGCAGACCCTGAGTAACTTCTTAATCCATTATGTAAAATTCTATCTGTATCACCCATTGAGGTCGATTCAATGACAGCCATTGACATTGAAAAACTCCAATTCTGTAAACGTGCTACTTCTTTCCCTTTAACTTTTAGGATTCCATCTTTTCCGCTATAAAAATGTGCCACAACTCTAATTGAAAAATATTGATTTTATTCTATACGAATAATGGTTATGGAGCATCTAAGCAAGCAACAAAAGAACAACTGACATTACTTATCCCTGGAAATACGCTGGTCACAGTTGGTGCTGAAGCATATCTCCATTTAAGACTGTCATCACCTGTACTACCAGTGATCATATGAGAAAGCAAACTAGGCTTATAACTCGTAGCCGTTTGATCTGGTGCTTCAGCATTAGTGTAATTACTATCTTTAACTCCTCCTAATCCTTGCTCCCGATTAAAAACAACCCACCTTGTTTTTTCGTCAGCAGTACTCCAGTTTTGCGTGACAATACGGTAATGATCCAATATCCATGCGACTTCTTGATCTCTTAAGTTTGCAAAAGACATAGAAAGTTTTGCTTCTGTTCTTTTATTTCCATAACGCAGATAAGTCTTGGTTCCGTCTAAAGAAGTAAAGTCAGATTGTGGGACTTCACCAGGGATAAAACTCCTTGATGAAGGCGTTAATTCTGGAAAATTTTGTGCTCCTGTTGCCATTGTGTTTTAAACAAAACGATGGCTTCCATCGTCAGCTAAGTTCCATTCTTGCAGTATAGCTAATTTGTTGCCTCCAACTAACTCAACATTACTCGCTGCTATTTCTATTAAACTATCTTCACCAAAAGTAAGACTTTCTACTCTGTAACATTGATCAGAAGCCTCATTCTCTACGATTGTAAACAACGAGCCAGCATAAGCGGCTAAAGCAGATGCGCTATCAAAATTAACTCCTGTTTGGTACTCAACAGCCT